TATGCTCAACTGGATTACTCTGGGTGGGCAAAATCTTGTTTCCGTAGGTACTAACCTCAAGTACTACATCGAGCGTGGTGGGGCTTACTACGACGTTACCCCTATCCGTTCCACGGTAGTTCTTACTGACCCTTTTGATACAACTTTAGGCTCTGCCACTGTCCTTGTTACTGACGTTGCCCACGGTGCTTTGGAAGGTGATTTTGTTACGTTTAGCGGAGCTACTGCCGTTGGTGGTCTGACTCTAAACAACGAGTACCAAATCAGTCTGATCGACGAGGACTCCTACAACATCACTGCTGAGACTACGGCTTCTTCTACCGCTACAGGCGGTGGCACTGTTACTGCGGCCTACCAAGTCAACACAGGTAACGAGATTGCTGTACCATTTACTGGCTGGGGCGGCGGTACTTGGGGTTCTGGCACATGGGGTATTGGTGGTACTACTGATGCCCCTATCCGTCTATGGAGCCAAGCTAATTTCGGTGAGGACTTGTTCTTTACTTACCGGGGCGGAGCGCCTTTCTACTGGGATGCTAGCAACGGGGTAACTACTCGTGCAGTGTACGTATCTTCGCTTGCCGGTGCGTCAGACGTTCCTGTCATAGTTAACAAAGCATTCGTGTCAGACATCTTCCGGTTTGCATTCTGCTTCGGTGCGAACGATCTGGGTACTAGCGTGCTTGACCCTATGCTTATCCGTTGGTCTGGCCAAGAAGACGTAGCTAACTGGACTCCTGCTCCTACTAACCAAGCAGGAAGTTTACGCCTATCCCGAGGCAGTGAGATCATTACAGCAATCCAAGCCCGTCAAGAGATTCTGGTTTGGACTGATACAGCCCTGTACGGTATGCAGTATTTGGGAGCACCGGAGGTTTGGGGTGCGCAGCTTCTTGGTGACAACATAACCCTAGCTAGCCCCAACGCAACAGTATATTCCGGCAACATTGCATATTGGATGGGTACGGATAAGTTCTACCTCTACGATGGTACGGTTCAGACACTGCCTTGTGCGGTTCGCAGCTATGTGTTCAACGACTTTAATACGTCCCAGTATGCCCAAGTTATTGCAGGTACTAACGAGCGGTTCGATGAGATTTGGTGGTTTTACTGTTCTGCTGAGTCTACCCAGAACGACCGCTACGTGGTCTATAACCACCTGCAAGACATCTGGTACTACGGCACGCTATCGCGCAGTGCTTGGATCGACGCTGACCTACGGGATAACCCCATGGCGGCTACGTACAGTAACAACTTGGTTACTCACGAAGTGGGCTACGACTGCCAAGAAACTACGACTACGTTCCCGATTACAGCTACGCTAGTGTCCTCTGAGTTTGACTTGGACGACGGCGATAAGTTCATGTTTGTTAAAAGAATGTTGCCGGACGTAACGTTTGAGGGTTCTACAGCAGACAGCCCCTCTGCAACGATGACTCTATCTCCTCTGGAGAACTCTGGTTCTGGGTACAACAACCCGCTATCAGAAGGTGGAAACAGCAGTGCTACGGTAACGCGTTCGGCTGTCGTGCCTATTGAGCAGTTTACAGGGCAGGTCTTTGTGCGAGTACGTGGTAGGCAGATGGCGTTTAAAATAGAGTCCACTGAGTTGGGTGTGGCTTGGAAGTTAGGTATACCACGGTTGGATATGCGGCCTGACGGTAGGAGAGGCTAGTGGCAATAAGAGATAGGTTAGTACAAAAGGTCCAAACGCCTGCACTTCCTATACCTAGACCGGGGCCGCTTAAGCATTATCTGGATGACCTGAATAACATCCTGCGTCTGTTTTTTAACTTGCTAGCTAACATAGTTAATACCGTATTTGGAGAGTTAGGGGGCCGGTTTATTGACGTGCCCAATGCGTTATACTTCTCCACAGCAGACCAGCCCATAGCGGTAGTAAACACAGGGCAGCCGGTCACGTTTAACCAGACATACTTGGAAAGCGGGTTTTCGATTAACGGCGGAAGCAATAGCCAGATAACTGCCACGTACGCCGGGGTTTATAATTTTCAGTTTACTACACAGATTGCTAGTACTTCAGCTAGCTCTAAGACAGTTTATATTTGGATTGCAAGAAACGGGGTAGACTTAGGTTACACAGCAAAAAACTTTGTATTACAAGGTTCTAGCGACGTTAACGAAGCAACTTGGAACTTTAACTTAGATTTGACAGCGGGTGAGTACGTAGAGATGATATGGTCGTCTGATAATATAGACGCCGCTCTTAACTCCGAGGCCGCAACTAGCCCCCATCCGGGCGTTTCTTCTGCTGTAGTAACTATTAACTTTATTTCGGCGCTACCTGAAACGCGCCCAACACCTCCGTAGGTGAGATATGAGTGACGAAACAGATTTATTAGAAGAGTTACTAGGCCCCGGCGCAGGTGTATACCGTATATTCGGAGAGGGTCAGCAGTTTGGGTCTTTGTTTGATGACCCGTTAGAAGAGCAACAATTTGGGTCTTTGTTTGATGACCCGTTTCGTATGTATGAATTGGAGAACGCGCTCGCTCTAGGCGCTGCCAAAGAAGCTGGGCTTGACTATGGAGGTCTTTTTGGCGCCCCTATTCCTATTTCTATACAGCCCGTAACGCCAGCTCAGACCCCGGAAGAGAAAACACTAGAAGAAGAAAAACAAACCTTGCTCGATGTAATCAGAGAAGCGGGAGGCGAGGTTGGGGCTGCTGCCATAGAAGGAACTGCCGACTTAGGTAATTTGATCTTCCAAACCATAACACTCGGACAGGGGCCTAAGCTAGAAGCTGTTATACCCAACATATTGGATATTGTAAGTGGTGGTATTGGCGGTACTCTAGTCCTCGGAGGTGGTCAAACTCCCGCTACCGTAATAGGCACTGCGAAAACAGGTATAGGAGCCGATACTAAAGTAGGCGTTCAAGACCCTTTAGGAAGCATTATCAATATATTCCAGCAGGGTGGTAACTTGATGGATGTTGTGCGCCAATTTCCATCTGTGGTGGCTAGTAGCTTCCCTACAATAGTTAATGCTGCTGCTACCGCAGGGTATGCTTTTGATGAAGACGATAAAAATACTGTAGTTGGCCTCGGTATAGAGCCGTCCATACTCCGCACTGGCGCAGATGCAGATACACCAGTAATCAGAACTGCCTTATCGGATGCAGATGCACCAGTAATCAGAACTGCCTTATCGGATGCAGATGCACCAGTAATCAGAACCTCTCTGCCAGACAGAGAAATAGTTAGAACAGCACTACCGCTGGCGGATAAAGAAATAGTTCGGGTGCTAGAAGACCTCGGGGGTCGTCCCGCAGTGCCCGGTGGATACGACGAAGAAGTAGTTAGAACAGCACTACCGCTGGCGGATGAAGAAATAGTTAGAACAGGAGAAACTACTACCGATGGTGGTGATGGCGGAGGCACGTTCACGCTACTCCCTAGTTTACGCGGTGTGCGGGAAGAACCGGGCGATGTTGTAAATATAGAGTACTTGTATGACTTTGCTAAAGGATTAGACCAACCGTTTATAACGGCAGAAGAAGAGCGCATTAAAAATTTATATACGTATGCAGAGGGCGGCGAAGTGGCTAACGAAGATGCAGTAGACATGCTTACTAGAAGACCCGGTGAGTATGGCAGAAGTTATTTTACACCCGGACAATTTGTACCTACTGGCACAGCGTTAGGCGGTGCAGCTTTAAACGCAAACGCTATACAAATACCACAATACACATACCAAAGGGAGCTACTACCACAATTCGGTGGCCCCGCTGCTGGAACTACCACACAAACCACGATGCCTGCGGGCACCAATGTATATACCCCGCCTACTCTCTCTGACACTTTAGGGCAAGAAGATATAGCTAATCTTCTTTCCAACATAACCGGTATATTTGGCGGCGGTGCTGAAACTACACCAGCGGCTATTACACCAGCGGCTATTACACCAGCGGCTACTACACCGGCGGCTATTACACCAGCGGCTATTACACCAGCGGCTATTACACCGGCGGCTATTACACCCGTCGTAGAAGATGAGTATAAGCTAGATATAGCCGGAGACATTGGTGAAATAGCAACCACCTCTGTTACTCCGTACGGAGCTATCCCAGTAGACCAAGATTACACCCAAGAAGAGAAAGATATAGTTGCGCAGGCAATAGCTTCCGGAGAAGCCACCATACCTCAAGTTGCCGGACGATTCGGCGTAACTACAGGAGACGTAATCGAAGAACTACTTCGTGGGGGGTATCAAACCCCTGCCGATGTGGTTGAGTCTTTGGGCTACACAGGGGGTGTGGAAGGGCTTATAGTTGAACTTGCTGCCCAAGGCCGAACAACCCCGGAAGAAATAGTGGGATATTTTGGCAACAATCCAGAATACCCAGAATATCAAGGCATTACCACAGAAGACGTATCAGATTATCTACGTCGGGCAGGAGTGCCGGGCTATGCAGGTGGTGGCGTGGCGCAAAGTCGGGGCTACTATTTAGGTGGTACTACAGATGGCATGGCAGACCAAATTCCTGCTACAATCAACAACATAGAGCCTGCCCGGCTTAGCGATGGGGAGTTTGTAATACCCGCCGATGTCGTGAGTCATCTAGGCAACGGCAATTCAGATGCCGGAGCACAACAACTTTATTCTATGATGGATAGGGTACGCAAAGAACGCACTGGGACTACTAAACAAGGTCCTATGATTAACCCTACCAAGATGATGCCAGCTTAGGAGAATAGAAATGCCTGATCCAGTAGGTCAAGAATCGTCAGCGGTAGAATCACTTTCTCCCT